CAACGTGTAGAACCTGCTAGAGTCACTGGAGAAGACCAAACAAATAGGATGCGAATGATGGCAACTTATCCCAATGCTGCACAAGATAATAGAGGATCTACTGCAGGACCTACCGCTATAGTAGAACCTGTAGTCGTTGAAAATTTGCCCGAAGCTCCAATGATGTCTGAAGAAGAATTGCAAGCAAGATTATATGCAGAAAATCCAGATTCTGAAATATTAAAAGAACGTACAATCAGAGCAGGAGATGGTTTGCCACCAGAATATTCTATGGGATATGACACTATTGGTAAATTTTACATGGGTGGAAAAGTAACAACTAAAAAGAAAAAGAAGAAAAAAGCTAAGAAAACTTACGGTAAATCTTACAACTACTAGGACTTACAGAGCTTTCCTACATCTTCCTCTACAGCATGGCTTACCTTCTTAAGGTATTCTACCACTGCTCCTAGTACATGTGTATTTGGGTAATCTTTTTTCCACCCATCAAGGGCAGTAACTAAAGTTTCTCTCTCTACGTAATCTACTTGTGTTATAATTTTGCCGTCTGAATTGACCTTTACGGATAGTTCAAACAGACTTGCTTCAGACATCTTATTCTTCCAATCTTCCTAGCCGGTGAAATAAATTAATCAGGGTTTCTTTTTCTTCTAATTCAGGATGTTTGTTTAAATAAAAAACAATTACCTTTTTAAGAAGAGATGCATCAGCAGGAGCTATGGCAGGTTTATGAACCCGCATTAGATGTCTACCAACTCACACACTCCGGCAGTACAGGCTAATTCCTGTGATCCCTTCGTGTTATCTTCCTTTTCAAAATCCTGTAGTTTGTGCCAGTCTAAAGTTACTGGCATTTTTTTTACAAGTTTCTTGTATTCCTTCTCATCTATATCTTGATACGGGGCCTGTATGTACGTGTGGTCGGAAAAGGGGAGAAAGGAGACACCACTTAGGTATTCAAAATTTTCCCAACACCACGCACCAACAGGCACCCACTCACTTTCTTTTACCGAAATGGTAACGGAAGGCTTATGCTCACACCAATGTTTTGCATAAAGTTTCCATAACTCAAGCTGTTCTATTGCAGACATATCATTCCTGCAAACAGAGCCTGTAGGGGCTTTCATCGGAAAAGAAAATACTGTTATATCTTTAGATTCTTCATTACCTCTAATTTCTGGCTCACTAGGAATACCAGAAGCAATCATAAATTCTGTAAGAGGGTCTTTGTTATCACCTCGTACTGTTCTTATATAATAAGGATTGTGTCTTGCATGTATACCACTAGCACTATCTACAAGTTGACTAACAGTACCCGATGGTTTAACACACGTTATGGCTGTGCTTTGGTTTATACCAAATCTCTCTGCCCAATATTTATTAGCTTCTATAGCAACACCACGCAAGGTTTCAAGTCGTTTTTCTAATCCACTTTCCTTGCCATTCAGTAGAGAACAATCCATGATTCCTGTAAGGGATACACCAAGCAATCTCTCTTCTTCTGTGTTATTCTGCCACCTTTTACGAAGATAACCAAAGTTTGTAAAGGTAGATTGTATTGTACCTAACAGTGTGGCAATCTGTATCTTTCTTGTAAGATTAGCTACGGTATCACCAGAACGCACTACTACCTCTGTAAGATTACAAAACTGATTAGGTCTTAGTATAATCTCACTACAAGGATTAGTTCCAAAATCCCAATTAGCATCTCGCCTACCATTCTCAGCAGCCTTTGCCTGTGCAGAAGATCTGCTAAATATACCCCGTTCTCCTGACTTACTCTCGTACAAAGACATCCACTCTTTCATAAAAATTCCGGCATCTGGCTTTTCTGTATAGGCTGCAGAATTATTAGCCATAGCTCTTTGTGGATTGTCCTTCCACCATTCACCCATTTTTGCTTTACGAATACGTTGGTCTGATAAATTAGATAAAGAAATAAGAGCAGATCGCCTAACTCCACCCACAACTACAACATCCCCTGTTTTACAAACTATATCATGGCATTCCATAGAGGACAACTTCCTACCCCGTGCATCTTTAAATTTATTAATTGTAAAATCAAACAAGTCTACTAGAGGCTGTGGCCCACTTGCTCTACCACCAAATGTTTTTAATCTAGCACCTGCAGGTCTCACTTTTGACACATTAATTTTAGGTATTCTAGCTGTGTACAAATAGGAAATAAGATCTCTAAATGCTTTTGCCCATCCTTCTTTAGAATCAACAACAGATACTACATCTTCTGTATGTTCAAACTCTTGATTAGGTATAGTGGGAAGTTTATCCGCATATTGCCTCTCAACAGAAAAACCTACACCTGTACCATTAAGTAGTATGTACAGTACTTCATCAAAAGCTTTAGGATTATCTATTGGTATATACGAACAGTTATACCCTGAAATGTTTTCTCTTTCTAATGCTTTGCCAGCCGTCATCAATGCCCTCATACTAGGCATTACCTCCAATGACAATATTGCCTCTTCCATATCCTCCCAAGATTTTTCATCTACATTCTTTATGTTTTCTTTAAAGAAACTAATAAGCCTATGAACCGTTTCATCCCAACTTTCTCTTCTACCTTTGTTTTCTAACCAACGTGAGTATCTAGACATGTGTATAAATGCTTGATATTCTGTAGGTAAATAATTTCCCCCCAATAATGATGCCATTTACTTTTCTCCATATTCTAATTCTAATATTAATTCTGCATAATGTATAACTTTTCTTATATCTTCTGCCCCGTTTTTCTTCCTATGACGAGAAATGTACTTTACGATGTTTCCTTCTAGGAAGTCAAGTTTATTTTTAGAAATATATTCTATGGGCATAATTTCAAAGTCTATATAATGATTGCCACCCACCTGTCTACCTTTTCCTCTTACTGATTGTTTTATCATATCATCGTGAGAGTCATACTGTTCTCTTTTCTTCATTTTATACTCCCATGCTACATAATGTAATTCCACCTAGAATTATTACTACTATTAATATTGCTACTAATTTACTCATCTGTATCTTCTCCAAACAATGATATAATGTTATCTTTCTGTTTATGGGTTGCAGTAGTTCTTCTATCCATAAGACTATCCGTTACAGGAAGTTTAGTCACACGTCTCATTTCATCTAATACAACACTCTGTCCTCTTTCTTTTATCGTGTCCATATCATTTGCTAATAAAGATAAAACACCCCTAGAAAGAACATAAGATAAATCTACATGATTAGTTCCCATTGGGTGAGTATCTACTACAGCAAGACTAACTCCATCTTCTCCATCAGATTTAAGAAGTATAATATACATATCTCTAGGAAATTTATCCTTGTATGAGTTTAAATCTTCTTTATTCATCTAACCATTCCTGTGGTAAAAATCCTTGACACCATTTAAAACCATACCTCTCACACCATCCAGAGTATGTAGTTTTAGAGCCCTTATACAATTTGTTACCTGCTCTCATAAACAAAAATCGTATGTCTATCTCTGGATGCTGTTTTTTAATTAACAAGTGCTTGCCTCTGTCCGCTGTAGTGAACAGGCCCTTTGCCTCTACAAAGAAGTTTTTACCTACTATAGTAAAGTCAGGATTATAAGTAGAATGCCTAACATAATCTATTTTCTCCGATTCATATTCAAATTTTACATTGTTTCTATTTAAAGCCACTGCGATAGACAACTCAAAGTCTGATCGGTAGCCGTGATGTCTTAGTACCATTATACCCTCGGCATGTTTTTATATAATATATCCTCAAACTTATCATTAAAATACTTGAAAGTTTTTGGTGCACTCTCTCGTAGAATGCCTCGTTGTTCTTCTATGCCTGTCCAGTGTAATACTACTAGGCCATTTCTCATTTTCGCTTGTGTAGCTAATGTATCTAGGTCATGGTCTATTTTCTCCTTATGTTCTTCAAACCTATCATCATCCCAAGGTTCATCTAGGTCAAATGTTTTAGTCATGCGGATTGGTATGCCATTAGGTCTGTTGCGTAGTTCTTTTACAATACTATCACCACCAAATGTTTTATCACACTCTTGGTAACCAAAATGTACACCTTCATTGATGTAGCTATCTCCTATGGTTACTTCAGTAGATAAATAAATCATACTTCTATTTCTCTCTTTTTTAATTTCGTATACCAAACCAATGGTCGTTGTGTTGCTTGTGTTCCTACCTTTTTATGCAACTGTGCAGTAGGCCAACACTGTATTTTATAATCACAATAGCCACATACAGTGTGCATAACTCTGTTTCCTGTAGCAATTATCTCACCTTTTCTTTTTCCGTACTGTACACGGAAAGTTTCTTCTTTGTCTTTAAATTCTTTCTTTAATGGCTTATCCTGTATCATTGTTTGTGCATTAGACTTTGCTTTTTCCAATTGCTCTACAGAATCTTCCTCTTGATAGTCTGGTGCTTCACATACTGCCCATTCACCAGAGGCTTTATCAACAACTATCCACCCACCAAAATCCATGTTCTTTGCTTTGCTGTACAGGTAACCCTGCATAAGATAGCCAAATGTATCATCTTCTTTTACTTTATTGTACCCACCAAATTCTCCACCAAACTTCTTAGAGAATGCATAGGGTGATGCAGATTTTATATCCCACACCTTACCATCTATTACAACATCTAAAGTACCACTAAGTTCACATACATCTAAATCTAACTTAACTTTCTCTTGTTCTGATTCTATATTTACTCCTGATGATTTTAACACCACCATAGCAATAGCTTCTATAATATCACCAAAAAGAAATCGCATAATAGAATTATATTGTATCTCTTTTGGTGAACCATTTTTGTCATGCCACTGTTGGCACATAGGTCTGCCCAAGCCACTCATACGTAAAGAGTACCCACCTTTGCCACGAGACAACTGCTTAACTAGGGCATTCCCACAGTCATTCTTAAAATTTTCTAAAAGTTCAGGGTCTAGATCAATACCTTCTTTAGTGGCACGATCTAGTAATCCCTGTACTTTCATAAGAATAGGATTAAACAAAAGTCTTATCCTGTAGCTTCAAGAGTATCACCAAAGTCAGACAAGTCTCCAAGTTTGGCATTCTTTTCTTTTTGCTCCCTCCACTGTGCCATCGTCTTATTGTTGATAGCTTCTTTCGTTTCAAAGAACTTGGTCATCAATTCTTGATCACCTTCTTTTATATCTACTGACTTAAGAACAGACATAGTAGGAACGTAATAAGATGCACCTCCCATTTTCTTTCTCAACGTAGTTACTTTGTTTACCACAGTACACATGATTTGCTTTTGTCTAGCAATCATTTTTATATGGTCACTTATCGGCAGAAAACTTGATCCACGAACATACCATACAGAAGGTATTTCTTCTGGCATGTCCACTTTATTTCCTTCAGCATCTACAGGATCAACGAGCTGTACTGTATTATACAGAACTTGATTACATTTCACACTTTTGTGTAATGCCATCTCAGGACTGTCTTTTGGTAAAGCATCTGCTTGATCTTTAGTCAATCTACCACAACGCATGTTACCTTCTGTGTCATAAAAGTCAGCACTTAAAGTCGGTGCTTGTATTGTTTGACAACCAAAAGTATTTTGATCTGCATCCCATCTGCTATAGGTATACAAACGATAGAAGATTCTAACATGTGCTTCTTTAGCATAGGCAGTAACAAGACTTGGTAGTTTTAAAGCAAACTTACCACGAGAGATAGTTCGGCCCTCGCTGTCCTCTTCACTGTGGTTAATAGCAAGACGAGGTAGCCCCTGATTATTTTCGGAACCACTAACCTCTTGTCCAGTAAGTGCAGCAATTTCTTCCACTGACATATTTTTTAGTGAAGGTACCACACTTGCTTCTTTTGTTACAACGTCATTAGACATCATACTTTTCTCCTCTAGTTTAGAGTGTTAAGACTTCCTCCATGTTAAGCCAATCTTTACCAATCTTCAATTCAATACCAATAGGCATGTCGTAATCAATATTGTATCTCTTCTTAGCCTCAGACTTTATACTCAACATGGACTCAGCCAAAATATCAATCACCTCTTTCTCCTCTTCAGGAAACACGTCAAGGACAATTGAATCATGTACGGTATTACATACTACAGACTGCATACCCTTGTCAAATAAAATTTTTCTTAAATTTATAAGGGCAAGTGGTAACAGATCTGCAGTAGCAAATCCTTGTACAGGATAGTTTTTTATGGCGGTAGCGTGAGTAGAACCCCCATGAAAGTTCCTACGAACATGAGGAAAATGATAAACCCTACCAGACGGAAGGGTGATTTTTTTCGTTTTGATCGCTTCATTTTGTAAAGCGACATGCCATCTAGCAACAGCTGAATATCTGGCCTTGAATAAATCATAGTACTCAACTTCTTTTTCTGTTCCATATGTACCTCCGTATAATGGTTTAAACGTGTGTGCTTTTGCTTCCTGTCTAGAAACACCCAATGCCTCTGCAGAAAAACTATGTACATCAAAACCTTTC